TATTTCCTGGTTGGAATACATATTCAATACCATTCACTTTGATCTTTGTCGTAGCACTTACGTTAAAGATAACCTTACTCTGTGCAACACCCTTTTTCGCCTTGAGTCTCAACTCTGAAACATAAGCTCTTGATAGCATGTCATAAATAGTAGTATTGTCTTCAGCACAAGGATAATATCTTGTAGCATCTGGAATTGGGTTCAATGGATCTTTGGGATCGAAAGCACCACTTGTTAGTATATATCTAGCAAACATCTCAGCGTCAGCATCTAGCTTCTTTAGAAGTGGACCATTTGCAGAGTGTGCACCAGTCTTTGTAATAATGTTACTTACTTTTTTGTCTTCTATCTTGAAATCACTTTGTGCTGGGACATCTTCAGAAACGTGTTGCTTCTTAGCATGATCATAATAAATGATTGATGTGTCAACGTATTGAACTCCAAATATACCAAGAGGTCTTTTAGCATCTGCTACCTTAATGATTGCATCTACTGGCTTAGCCATTTTTGCATAGAAGATAACTTCTGTTGCACCCTTCTCAAGAATAATTGGGAAGTCATACATATTGTTGAATCCACCATTGATCTTTGTTTTACCAGCTTTGTACCCGTTAAAATCTATCTTGTTTTCCCAACCATAGTGAGGCTTACCAGGAATGTTATGAGTGTGGTTCTTATCGAACTCAAACGTAACTAGAACCAACGTATCTACTGTTGGTGGTGTAGGTATAACCATCTTTAGCTGTAAATCTACAGCATTAGTCAGGTTGTTATTTACAATGATGCTTGGCCCTGCTGTTGGAGTGTTCTCTACTAGAAGTCCTGAGATTTCATAAGTACTTGATACTGCTCCACCTTTCTTACCACGCTTATTCTTGATCGGTATAACAAGGGCCTGTTTGTCCTTGCCACACTCAATCAGTCTACCAGAGTGGTTAAGACCAGTGTATTGTGGAGATATAGCTAAGGCATGGTTCTCGAATAAACGAGTACCTTTGGGCTGTAAATCTTCTATTGGTGTTTTTGCCATTATGTTTTTCTCCCTGTCTTAACATTTGAGAATGTGTATCTGATCAATAGACCAACCTGGTCTGCTGCGTCACACACTAATGCTGTTCCAAGGTACGCCTTCTGTATGATGCTGGTTCCAACATAACATACTTGAACGTCCTTGCTTCCTAATTTAGCTGCTGCCATATCGTGCTCCTTAAATGATTATGTAAAGAGTATGGTCATCTTTAGTTTTCAAAGCGTCATATTCTACTTGAGTCATACCAACCATGTTTACTACTTTTACTTCGTGTGAACCATGTGCTGGTACAGACTTTACATAAGGAGTTAGGTTAGGCTTGGTTCCGATCTCTACGATAGTTCCATCATCTTTTTTAAGAAACGCTTTACCGTCTGCAGAGTTAATTGCTATCTCTCCATCGGTAAGTTCTGTCTTCAGGGGAATTGCCCCTGGAACATTGTTTCTCTTTAGTTGAATGTCTTGTACAATTTCTATTGGTTTAGTACTTACTGTTGCTGCCATCTGTTATCCTTTATGGGTGTGTTGTTGGTGTTCCATAGTGACCACCACTTATCTTAAACATTGTTGGCGACTTGAACACAAGTGTTCCGTTCTCTACAACAACAAGCTCTCCGTCTTTACCCATAGTGTTGGCTGTATCAGTCAGTGCAATAAATGTACTTACACCTGGTCCTGTACCACCACCACCTGTAGTGAAGAATGCAGAAGCATCAATTACGATATGTCCCTTTGAACCTGCACAAGGATTGTTTGGATCTTGAGTTACAAGAATAAGCTCCTTCTTTGTAGGGTCAACATATCCAGAAACAACGTGAGCACAACCAGCAAATGCTGAAATGTCAATCTCATGTGGATTCATCAATTCATCTTTCCATGTAAGCTTATGCTTTTGCATGTCAAGGTTCAAGTATCTAACCAATTGATCAGGCTTGTTTTTTACATATGAATCTTTTGCTGTGTCAGTTTGCGTGTAGTTTGCTTGTACATTTTTGTACGCAGCAAGACTTAGCTTGTGATCTTTACCTAGTTCATCTGTCCACTTGAGTTCATTTGTAGCTGGGTCAACGTGCATATTAAGAACCAAGTCTCTCGGCTTGTTTTTGATATACGAATCTTTAGCTGTATCTGTCTCTGTGTAATTTGCTTGTACGTTGATGAATTTAGAGCCATCAAACATGATGTCATTCTTTACGCCTCTACCTCTTGGATCATTTACTGTGAAAGTAATCATTCCTTTAGCATCTGCCGTTACTGACATTAACTGCTGGTCTACCAAGTCTAATTGATTTGTAGCACCGTTTGCTTTGGTGATTGTTATTGAATGTTTTTTTGGATCATAGGTTACTGACTGTACGCTAGTAGCCCCTGGTCCACCTGAAATTTTTATCGTCTGATCGCAACTTGCTGCCATGATATTCTCCTAGTGTTCTGATATGATTGCCATAACGGCATTCTGTTTATGTGTTCTATTGTAAAGATAAATTGGTGAATCTATCTCTAAGAAATTGCTTACGTCTACTTTGTTCCAGATTCCACATGGATCTCCGTGGTCGGAGAACTCTATGTAGTCATCTTCATTTTCTGAAACATTCTGCATCATTACCTTCAACTCAGGTTCTATCTTATAGACAACACCTTGTGTTAGTTGAAAACTTTGATCAACATGTTCTCTGGTTAGGGGTGGTCTCCCACCTGGAGGCTTCGGGGGAGCACCGACTACATCATGACAGAACGGTGGAACCGTCCATCTTGCATGCAGAGGGGTGTTTCCATTCGAGTTCTTAATCGGAACTGCCGTACTCTTCTTGGTATTAGCCATTTATAATCCTTTGTCTTTTGTCTAGTTCATACATTACTTGATCAGTAAGTCTTTGAACATTTATCCCGTTTACTATGGATGTATCGCCATCGCCATAGAATTCACCTCCGACCCCAAATGGTTGCCCATCCGTCCAGTCATCATTTTGGTTACTCTTACGAAAGTATATCATAGTTGGGATTTCATCCAAGCTAAGATAGGATGTACCAACAGGATAGTTACAATACTTACCCCTTTCTCGTCTTAGTCCCTTGTAGTCTGCAGAGAAGTCCTTACCATTGAGCCCAGGTTCGCCTCTGTCGCCTTTGTACTGCCCTCTTGGACCTGTCATACCTCTTGGCACTCCAAGCGTTAATATGTTGTTCTCATGGTCATAGTTATTATATGCCTTGTCATTCTCTCCAAGATGATCAACTGATATCCTAAATGTCTGCAGTGTATTTACCATACTTTCAACAGTAGCAAGCTTTTCACTTATGCGTTTCTCAGTAAGAGATACTGCATTGAGTATGTTTGCTGATGTTTCAAGTTCACTCTGGATGGTTACTCTGTTCTGGTTTATCTCTGCCAGAACCAACTCCATCCTATCTGCAGTCTTCATGAAGGCTTCAATATCTTCCTCCATATCAAGCACTGCATCCATCTTAACGCTAAGTGCCAATGTTTCATCTATCATAGGCTTCATTGCAGAAGCTGCTCTTATATATACAATATCTTCTGCAACCTCTTTAATGCTATCTAAACTCCCCGCAACCAGTCCTATATTTTGACGAGCATCCGATACATACTGTACCTGGTTTTGCATCTCAACCACTCGTCTTATACTACTCAATCCATTTTCAACGAGAAGGACATCTCGTCTATTTTTCTCTATCTTTTCTGAAGCAATGATAATTTTTTCTACCTGCTCACCATTTATACCAGCAAGAGAGGAGGAAACCCCCTCAACTTTTTCAATGAAGTTTGAGTCAAGTACTGTTGACATTTTTGTGAGGTTCTCTATGTTTGATAGAAGCAACCCCATTCTTTCACCGTAGTCCATTAGACAATACCTCCTATGTGCTTACCCGCTCCGTGCTTAGCAAAGTCAATAAGATTTCCCTTGCCTCTGATTGCCTTACCTGCATGACATGAGGCTCCATCTTGGCCCCAAATACCACCGTTGGTTCCGGATGTACCACTAGTACCATCAGTACCAGGATGTCCACCATGTGGTGTGCTTCCGGCTTTACCACCAGGTCCACCAGATGTTCCGTTACTCTGCTTAGTTTTGAAAGACTGACCAACACCAGCTTTACCAGCAGTTCCTGCCTTTCCACCAGAACCACCCTTGATAGCAGGCTTACCTCCACTCATAATTGGAACTTCTCTGTAGTGTTGTGCATATAGTGCATGAACAACAGCAAAGAGTCTATTCCCTGCTGGGAAGTTTGATCCCTCTTGGTAAATTACTCCACCAACAGTAAATTTCATTCCTGAGTGATATACAGTCGCTGGACCATTGAAGGCAGGAATACTTCCATGTGCAGCTTGTGGTGTGGCTTGCCATGGGCCCCATCCTCCATTACCTTCCCAGATTGACCCACCAGACCATCTGTACCCAACATCGTGTCTAGCTCTGTAAGTACTTACTCCACCTGGCCCCATCTGTCCTCCTATCTCGAAGTAATCAACTGCACCAATACACCATCCAGCAGGACATCCAGAACCTTTAACTGGCATAATCTTATCAACCACACCGTAGGTAACTTTTTTGTGTCCAATGACTTTACCAGGTTGTCCTGGGATAGTAGTTCCGGCATGTCCAGCAGTTCCAGCATGTCCATTCTTACCATTACCACCTGATCCCTTAATTGTTCCAGTATTAAACAGAACCATTGGTGACTCAACGACAAGTGCATCTTCACATGCGTTGGTTCCGGTTATCTCACCAGCATTGTGAAATTCTACAGTATTCCATTGCTTAAGATTTCCGGTCTTCATTGTTGGCTGTATAAATTTATTGTCAACAATGATGTATTCTGCTTCACTAAGTTTACCCATTTTTGTAAGCTCAGCTTTGATCCATTTACTTAAATCAAATGTATCATGGAATTGTGGCAACGATAGCTTGATCGGCTTATAGAATACAAGTACACCATTCATCCACATACCAAGTACTGGCTTATGATTCCAGAATATTGTTTCCATCTTTGTGTGGTTCATGAATGTCTTTGTGTCAGGAAGAGGAGATGGAAGTGCAGCAACCTTTGGTGCAGCACCGTCATCTGTAAGGTACAGCATCTTACCTTTTATCAATCCCTGAATCTCTGCAAATTCATCTCTCCATTTATTACAACATCCAGCAGCTTTTTCTGCATACTTTATAATACAGTTAATATTTTTCATTATGTCAGATATTGCTATATGTCCAGTAAGACAAGGAGTCATGTCACAAAGATCTTTACGCTTGTGTCCATGTCCCCCACCAATAAGCTTTCCATTCTCATCAACCATATTATAATATGCTTCACAGTTGTCACTGCGAGTGATAAGACTTTCGCCTACGATATCATCAGGATTTTCCTGCTCTTCAGCTTTTTTTTCGTGTAAAAACAACATGGATTATTTCTCCGTTCCGTTCTTAGGCTCAGTCCCATCATCTGTCATATACAGGATGTTACCCTCTCTTAACGTCTTTACTCTAAGTGCAGTCTTCAAGTGATCACAACACTCTTCAAACTGCTTAAGCAGAACAATGATTTTATTTATAGTACTTATAATCTGTCCTATTTCTATTTCCCCATTTGAGTCACATTTCAACTCAGGGACTTTTGCATTAATAGTTGCCATCTTAGTCTACCTTTTTAATTTTTATTGTTGAGAATATCTTTTCATGTCCAAAAGGAGATGCCTTACCTAATGAGTCTGAACCAGTTGCAGTTGTTACAATTGTCTGGAGTGTAAGATCTGTATCTGCAGTTATATTTATAAAGCCATTAACTTCCGAACAGCCAGTTGTCCCAGCAACAGTACCATACATTTCAGTTGTCCCAATAAGCAATCTAGCCTGGTTCTCACCCTCTGCAGTTGCAATTGCTTCAATGATGTATTGTCCAGGAGTAAGCTTTATCTTTGCGACATTAAGTGAGACACCTATATCATTGAAAACCTCATGTCCAACAGGTCTGTTGGTCCATGCCTTTGAGGATGCTGTACCACCACTTTGACCAGCAGGTCTTGTGTCTGTATATATTGCCATACCTGCTTTAAGTTTTGAAATATCTCTAGCATTCTTTGCAACATCAAGTGACATAGTTGCTATGTTTGCTGTATTTGCTGAAGATGCACCAAGTGCAGAAGATGCATTGGTTTGTGCACTATTTGCAACATCTATTGCATGAGTTAGCTCGTTCTGCATCCTTGATGTTTTTATCTCTAGTGCATCAACCTTTAAGATGGAATCATCAGAGTTCTTCTTAACCGTAGCCATTTCAAGAGCAACAGTATCAATCTTGTTCATATTGAGTCCAACCTGATGCTTAATAAGTGGAATCTCTTTATTGATATCTTCTATAGCTTTTTTGTTTATATCTACCTTATTCTCAATGAGAGATAAGTCTGCAGATGACGGTGGCTTGGCTGCATTCTCTAGTGCAGAAATTCTTTTTTCATTCGCCGTTACTTCAGCGAAAACTTTTGATAGATCGCCGCCAATTGAACCTGTACCATGAGCTATCTTCTCGATAAGCTCACTGTTCACGTTGACTGCCGTCATTATACTTTTAACCTCTATGAGACCTTGCCCATCACAATGCAATCTTGCTGCCATTTTCTATCCTTTACGGTGTTGGTTTTCCGCCACCACTTGGATGACATACTAATTGATGAGGTGGTTCACATGCTACGATCTCATTACAACAGATTTTCTCTGCACACTTTAGTTTCCATGGAATACTTGCTGCGTCACATGGCTTACCACCTAGGAATATCTTGATGAATGATCTTTCTTCAAAGGTAAGTGTACACATACACACCATACCCTTCTTCATGCTCTCCATCTGTCTCCACAGGTCTATACTTATATTTTCCTCTTTCAGCTTACCTGACAAAAATAGATTAAATAAGTATATGAAATCTTTGTTCACTGAGCATTTTCCGTTATATGGTTGGAATATTAGGAACATAGGAACACGCCCCCAATATCTATCTATAAAATGCTTTTCCTCGTTTTGATCGAGTCCCCATGATGGTATTTTCATTATCTAAATCCTCTGTCATTTAATTTAATGTTTGTAAGTACAGAATACTGAGCAAGTCCTTTTTTGTATACCTCATCGCAAGACATCATATACGCTCTCCAGTGAGAACCAATCTCTGTCTGCTCATCACCATTCATTGACTTATACGCTCTAAATGCAATGTAGTTTACTAACGGATCGAGATATTGTGGAGGAAAGTTAATGTCTACTGTGTCTATATTATCTTTCGTGATATATGGTGGAGTTACTACCTGAATTACAGAATATATCTTACCCTCATCTGGGTTAGGCACATGCAGTAAAAATGGCTGTGATGTATATACGGAGTTGTCATCATTTATGTCATTTAGTGGTACTTCTTCAAATGCATCTTCACCTCTCAGTGGATCTTTGCCAACATTTCTACAGAATACTTGCAGCACTTTTTGAGAGTTGTCAACCAGGCTGTATCTTGTTACGCCATCAATTATTCTTATGGTTTGTTCTTCCTGCAATATGTTGAATTTACCATATATCTCTATAAGGCCGAGGTTCATTAGTGCTATGACTTGCTTGTCATCCTCACCAACAACTATCTGTTTTAATTCTGTATTTTGCAGGATATCGAAAATCTGTCTTAGTCTCATACAATATCCTTTTGCTTTTTTTACTGTTAATATAATACCCTATACTATATAAGAGCCTATTGCAAGCTCTTCGTCTGGATCATCCTCGTAGAATGGGTCCTCAAAGGTACTTCCGTCCCTTCTGGTTCCCACAGCACTTGGTCTCCATGGCTTCATTTCTGTAAGCATTGATATAGTATCTATAGCGTCATCGTGTCTTGATTTGAATCCAGAAACTGTTGCTCTTTCAAGCTCATTTCTAACCTCCGTCAGGAACTTGGTTCCGACGAGATCCTTTGAAAACCACATCTTGCCCTGTCTGAACATTGGTACAATATTGTGGAATCTTCTTAGCTTGTCAGATGTAGGTCTGACCTCGACTATAGTGAAGTAAGTATTCCTCTTGTGCATCTCTTTTCTTATCCAGGTTACGAATGCTCCCTGTTGACCAGTTACCTCAATACCCACAGATCGTGCGTTATAACGGACAACCATATCAAACAAAAGATCAATATTCTTATCCATAAGGTTTCGTCCAATTTCGCCATCTATTAACATCCATTCTTCATTACTATTGTATGCCCAACAGGATATGACACTGTAGTCGGCACGTTGTTTCTCTGAGGTCGCAAAGTCTGTTGTAATATAGAAGTTATAGTTATGCTCTCTCCCCATAACATCATCACTTTCAAACCATTTATTCATATCAGTTTCTCGAACCAGCCTATCTTCATCGGACGTAATTCGCAACATAAGCTCTTGCATAAATGAGTCGAGTTTACCTGCAGCTTTAGCTTTTTCATACTGACGTTTGACATATGCAAAATCGTGACGGTCAGACCAAGCTCCTCTAAATGTTTCTTCAGTTGTATTTTCGTCAAAGTGTTCGCATACAGGGTAAACGGAGACAGCCCATGCTCCTGACTCAATTGCTTTATAGAGTGGATCGTTTTGATTAAACGGAGTACCGTTCCAGATTGTCTTTGATTTCTTTGGGTGTAATGCATAGTCTATCGCCTTGTATACAGTATCTTCAATTGATGCAATGATTGTTGCTGAACGTGCATCTTCGTCTGACATGAGGTCATCGAGGAGAGCGAGGTCAACTCTCTTACCCATTTCCTTTGCTCCCCTAACTCCAGTCTTCGCACCATAGCCTTTAACAATAAGCTTTTTACCTGCGATATTTTCAAATTCGTATCTGACATCAGTAAACCTTGTTTTGGGGATATATTTTCTTAAGAACTCAGAGTTTTCCCAACGATACTCCAGGTTCTTACGCATGTTTTTTACACCATTCTCAATTGAATCACTTACATATATAGCAATGTCAACTTTACCAAATCCTGGAATCTCTCCGTACACACCTAGATACAAGAATAAATACTCTCCCATCAATGTTGTCTTTGCAGAACCACGATATAGCATATTAATGATTGACATGTCTGGTCCAGCAATTGCATCCAACATTTTGTAGTGCAACACTGGAGTCTTGTTTTCTTCCCCTTCAGAGCCATTCACTAGCTTAATAAAGTTTACAAACTCTAGTGCAAAGATTGAGGGGATATAGGTCGGATCCGGATTGTAGTCTACGTCATCAAGCCATTGATCAACGGTATACGTTGACCTTACTGCCTGTAGGTGTTGAGCTGTTACTGCACTCATCTAATCACCCTAACGTCTGGTTCCCTGTATTTCATATACTCATTGAAAGATGGTCCACGCTGATTAGCTGCAGGAGTAAATGTATCGCCAAATACATCGTGTCCCCACACTCCACCTGGATTCTTCGCCGTAGAGTAGTCACTCTGTGTGCTAAAGGTTGGATGCCAAGGAAGCTTCCCTTTGTCAGAACCATGTCCTCTTGGATCGAGCAGTCTTGCCATAGGATCGTCTTTACTATAGTCATAGTCAAAGCCCATTCTACCACCCATTCTAGCATTAGCTTCCGCAATCCTGAACTCAGGTCTGGCAAACGCAGAGTTTAAGGCAAAGTTTTCTTGAGTCATGGAAAATCCTTGAGTATTTTAGACAATTATAACATAAATTATTGAAGTAGTTTGGTTGGAGGAGGGGGAAGTAGTATCTATTGAGGAGACATTTACTTGGAAGGAGGCCGAGATCCAACCAAACAACAAAATCTCAGCCAACAGAAGTATAGACTACTTTACCTTTAATGCCACGTAAGTTGGGGAACTACTCTCATTCTTTCGTTCTCCTTTTTCCTGATGTTCTTATATTTTCGTCTATTCCAATCACCTAGGGAATTCTTGATCATAGGATGCATAATGTTACCATTTGGTCTTCTGCTTTTTACACACTTGTAACATGTGCCTTGCCAAGTGAGAGCCATACGTCCACCACCTGCAGGCTTCAATGTAACAGATCCTCCGTCTTTAACCTGCATTAATCCACACCAGTTACATTCATACATTCTAAGCATCTACAATCTCCGCGTCCTCTACATCTTCAAACAATATTCTACTCTCTGCTATCTCAAGCGAAGTACTAGAGCCAGACTCTATCCCTATCTGCTGCGTACCAGCCAGTCTTGTCATCTCAGTTCTCAACGCCAACAGTTCATCTTGTCCCTTGATTCCAACTTCCATCTGTATCTTTGTGACTTCTGGTTGCTTGAGGTGAGTAAGTACTGAGTTGGCTGCTGTGGTTCTGACCATCTCAGAGCGTGCATTGAATGCTAGTCCCATCTGTACGTTCAGTGCATCCTGGAACATGTGTGCATTTAGTATTCTTGGTGGAACGAGTGCTTGTTCCATAATCTTGACAACCAGTGGATTCCTCTTATATGCAGAGACAAACGAGGAGATCTTTGATCCTCTAACGTCTGCTTCACTCATTCCTGTAGCTGTCCACTTATCCATGAGTCTACTATATCTATCAGGGAATGTAAGTCTATAGCTATCTATATCTGGCATTTCAAGTAGCTGATGAGATACAAATTTGACTGCAGAGGTGTAATCCTTAACTGTCCAGTCTGAACTCTTCAGAACCATACTCATGTTTATAAAGTTTTGTCTGTAATGTTCTGCGAAATCTTCACCATCTTCCGCTTCTAAGTGGTTCATGGTGTTGACTACAGATTGTGTGATGTATTTTTGTACGTGTTTGGGGACAGTTCCCCTTAATTCTTCGAGAGTCATGGTTTAATCCTTGAGGGTTAGTTAAAGAATTATACCAGAATTAATTAAAATAATTTTTTATAGCTTCCCATTTTTTCCCAGCCTGTCTCATGTCGTAACCAAACTGCTCAGTATATGGTTCCAATTTATGTGCAAGCTCTTTACCACTTCCTATTCCAAAAGTAGCAGCTTCATACAAACCACCAGCTCCTGCAGCAACATTGTGCCCTGCATCCAGTGCTTGGTTCGGGAAGTATCCTTCAGGATTTGCTGCCTTGTTCATTCCCTCGTAAGCCATATATGCAGGCATAACGTATGTACCAGCAACCTTTGCTGCGTTACCCATAGCTCCAGGTAGAAACTTAGAACCAGCAGCAGTGGCTGCAGCAGCCTGGACAAAAGGATCCTTGGCAATACCAGCTACTCCATTAACAAGAGCAGGACCATTCATCCCATCATACACAGCCTTACCACCAGCCTTAACAGCAGATCCCATAGCTCCAGCATAAACACTCAACGGTATGTCTTCTCTCTGTCCCATATTAGTTCCTTTAAATCAATTAAAAACATTATACCAAAAATACCAAAATTTTATATTTGAGAAGCAACTTTCACTTTAAGATTAAATTAAGGAACTTTATATGGATTTTTGTAATTTACCTACCAATGCAGTGTGTTCTCTGTGTGGGGAGTGCAGGCGGGTATACCCCCCCTAGGTTTGCTGGAGCTTTCGTAAAGCCATAGCCTTCCTCTCCTCTACACAGCCGCAGCCTAGCTACCAGCCTGGCTCCGTACTCTCACCCATGCATATACACTGTGTATCCATGTGTGTGTGTACCCTTGTGGT